GAACTTCGCGCCGTGCTCGAGCAGATGCCGTACCTTACCCAGATTATCGCGGATCAAATGGGGATTGCCTACACAGAGATCCGGAAATACGCCTCTCAGGGAAAGATCACGGCAGACATCATTTTTGCTGCGATCAAAAAGGCCAGGCCTGACATCGCGGAGCGATTCGCCAAGGTTCTCCCGACCATGTCGGAAGGCCTGATAATCCTGAAGAACTCCTTCACGCAGTTCATCGGGAAGATGAACGAGTCCTACCATGTTTCCGGGAATCTCTACAAATTTCTGAAGAAGCTCTCCGACAATCTGGACACCGTAGCCAAGGCAGCATTGGGTGCGGCGGCCGGTCTTTTGGTGCTGGCTGGAGTCAAGGGCATATTGGCTGTACGGAATGCGCTGCTCGCCTTGGCCACTGCGGCTGCTGCGAATCCCCTTACGGCGTTTCTGATCATAGTAGGAGCCGCCATCGGGTTGCTGATCACATTTCGCGATGACATCAATGTCGTGATCGGGAGTGTCGTTTCCCTCGGGGATGTCTTTGGAGAAGTCTTTTCTAGCATTCGTTCTTTTCTTGGAACGACTCTACCTGGGTTTGTCCAAAAAGTGATTGCTGGATTTTTCCAACTCAGGGGCCTCGTCACTGGCCTGGGTGACGTGTTTCGGCAAATGGGGGCATCCGTTAGTTGGGCGATCACCGAGTTTGTGCGCCTAGGGAAGGTTGTCGGGACCTGGTTCATCAACATGTGGCGGGACTGGGAACAGACGGACATGGCCGTGGCCCGGTTCATCGACGGCGCTCGCAATCTATTCGGAGCCTTGATCGATGCTCTGAAAGCTGGGTGGCAATACCTTTTCAACTACCTGAAGTTCTACTTTCAGAACTTCTGGGGCATGTTTACCCGAGACCTTCTGAAGAGCTTCGAGGGTCTTCTCAACAAGATCGTGGAAGGGGCCAACAAGCTCTTCCCGTCTCTCCACTGGGAGCCCTTCGCCTGGGATGTTCCGGATCCTGCCGATTTCATGGGCCCGATGCAGACGCTTGGTGAGGCAATGGGAACGGCCTTCAGCGAAGCAATGAAGTCGAAGGTCACTTCGGCCCAGGACTTTGTTACCAAGTTCTGGGACAAGGTGGAAGCGCGTGCTCGCAAGCGCCTACTGCCCAAGGATAAGGACATAGTGGATCTGACTACCCCTATGGGTGAAGGTTACCCGTCCATGACGGATACCAAAGAGAAGGGGAAGTCTTTTGCCGAAATTCTGGCGGGACTTCGACGTGAGGTCGAGCTTCTGAAGATGGGTAACAAGGAACGGGAGATCGCGAAGGACCTTGACCAGATCCTCATCGACATGAAGAAAGACAAATTCCTTCCCGGGCAGAAGGAGATCGCAACGATTTTGCTCTCCGACATCAAGTCCTTGGAGCGGCAGAACGATCTTTGGGAAGACATTCGGGGACCCCAGGAAGAGATTCTCCAGACCCAGGTGGACTTGAACCTTCTCTTGGAGAAGGGAGCCGTCACCCTGGAGGAGTGGAAGAAAAAGGCCCTCGAACTCCAGGTAGAACTCAGCACGGAAAAACTCGGCTTGGTCGGAGACTGGGGCAAGTTCTTCGAGGCGGGGTATAACGGAATTCAGCACATGCTCAAGTCCGCCTACGATCTTGGCTCCATGATTTCCGACTGGGTGGTTGGTGCGTTTGAAGAACTCGAGAACACCATTGTGCGATTCGCCGAAACGGGAAAGGCGGAATGGCGGCAACTCGGGGCGACTATCGCGGCGGAGTTGCTTCGGATTGCGACGCGCATGCTGGTTCTCAAGGCCCTCGGTTTCTTCTTTCCGACCGCCATGCCCTCTCCGGTGAATGCTGGTCCTCTTGGCGATTTCGGTTCGGAGATCCCCGGTACCCACGCCGCCAAGGGCGCTCGTTTTATGGTGGGTGGCTCAGGTGGAACCGATAGCCAGAAGGTGAACTTCATGGCTTCCCCGAATGAGCGCGTGACGGTGGAGACTCCGGCTCAGCAAATGGCCTCGGATCGAGCCAAAGATCCAGCAAGCGCCGTCGCGGGTTACATGCGCAACGCCGTGCAGACATTGGGCAGTCAGATGCTGGGGCTCGCGTCGAAGTTCTTGTCGGCCGGGCCCCCGCAGCCCACACGCGAGGCTGGGCCCAAAGAGACGATCCGGCAGACACTGCCCACAGGGCTTCCAGGTGCACCCGGTGCGCCGGGTGAGGCTGGGGCTCCCGGTGCCCCGGGAAGACCCGGTGCACCAGGCGCCTCCGGCGGCGATTTCGATCCTACGCCGGTCACGCGGTTCTTCGAGAAAACGACCCGGAAGCTCGGGCTCGAGATGCTCGGTTTGTCGGCCAAGCTCATGCCCAGCACCCTGGGCATGGGGGCCGGGTCGGATGAGATCCTGCCGCCGACTTCTCGGAAGCGGCCGAAGCCCGGGGATATGCTTCACGCCCGCACGGGGGCAGAGTTCATGGTCGGCGGCCACGGTGGGCCGGACAGTCAGTTGGTGGCCTTCAAGGCTACGCCGAACGAGCGGGTGACGGTGGAGACTCCGGCCCAGCAGGAAGAGAAGACGCCGCCTGCACAGGGGGCCATCAATATTGTGAACGTGGTGGACCCCAGGGAAACTCTTTCCGCCATGCGCACCGCGCAAGGTGATAGGTTGATCCTGAACGTCATCGAGCGGAACCCGACTGCTATCCGGCGGCTTTTGGGAGGTGCCTAGTGGGTTGGACAGCAAATCAACTATCGGCAAGTACGAATGCGGCTAACGATCTTCTGCTCAAGCTGAAGACCTGGCTCGATACGGGTGGAGGGCTGGGTACTTGGACCGTCGACTCATGGACACCAGGCGCGGCCGATACTGATCAGGCTCGCCTTCACATTCATGGACCGGGGGCCGGTGCCGGGAAGCAAGTCTTCATCAATATCCAGACTCGGAACAATCCCGGTGCCGGGGCTTACGGCTGGGCCGTGACGGGGTCGACCTCGTACACGGGGGGGCAATCTTGGGGGGCGCAAGCCTCGGAGAGCCCGGAGGTTTTCTTGAATCTCCAAAATGCACCTGCGATTCGGTACTGGATCTACGGGAATGATCGCCGGTTCATTATCGTGGCAGTGTGCGATAACGTGTACTGCACCCTTTACGCCGGGTTTGGGTTGCCGTTCGCGCTTCCGGCCGAGTATCCCTTTCCGCTCTATATTGGTGGGATGTTCTCAAGTCTTGCTGTCCCTGGCTTTGCCGATGCTCGAAATCGGTTTCCCATTGACCCTGGTGATGGTTCGGCCTATTACCGGATGCGGGCGGCGGCAGGCTGGCGCAAGTTGGCCAATCATGCAGCCAGCATTGGGGATGTAAATGTCAATGCAGGAACGGATACGTGTATGTGGCCGCATCGAGTTCCTAGGGGATACTCTGGGTCTAGTGCCACGGATGATTGGAACATACGGGGCATGACCCATATGCGCCCCAACGTGGCAGGAGAGATGCCGATCTTCCAACCGCACATCATCGATCCGGCAGCATTGAACATGCCAATGGCCTTGGATGGGATTTACGCGGCTCCTGGCTTTGCTCGTTCTCCGGAGCAGCAATTCACCATTGGCGGAGTCACCTACGACCTTTTCCTGAATGCGGCACGAAACACAGGCCGGGACTACTTGGCCATCGCGAGGACCTAATGGCGTACTCGGCTCTCACAAACATTGCTGACTGGAAAGACCTGCTCACACAGATCAAGACCTTTGCAATTGCCCAGGGATGGTCAGCCTCAGGGACAACGGGTTATGACGACATTGCTGCGAATGCCCAGCTTGGAGTCTCCAAGGGGAATTGCTTTCTGTCCATCGGGAAGCGCCCAAGCGGGGAAAATCCTGTTGCCAGAACGGACGCCTATAACGGAGGAACGGTCAATGATGCAATCCTGAATATGGTGGTGAACCACAGCCTGGCGGATGCGGGTTCGAACAAGAACTTTTGGGCCCATCCGGATGGTCCTATCAACGTGAACATTGTGCCGACGGACTCCGACGCGGATCGGGTCGTCATCAATGATCTCAACGGGACCTTCAGCAATGTATGGCTCTTCTCAAATGCGGGAGGAACCTACATCTGGGTTGTGACCCAGCAGGGTGGGGACCGGTTCAATATTTTCGGCTTCGGTGTGCTTGACAAGAAGACCATGACCACGCCGGATGTAGCCTTTTGCGTTGGCACCGACTATTACTGGTGGCCTACCTACGCGGATCCGGCGAATCCGACCTACAGCGTCCAGAACAGTCCGGCATGGACTGGGCATACGGTCGGGCTCCTGGGGGAAAACGCCGGGGTCATGTGTTTCTTGCCCGATGCAGTTTTGGATCCCGGCCTCGGATTCATTGACGGAGCCTTCCAGACGAAGAGCATCATGCCAATTGGTACACGGGGGAGTAGTGCCGCCTCTCACCAGGCGTTTAATGCCCCGGGCTATGTCATCGATTACTTCTTGACCGTGGACAATCAAGAAACAACGATGGGCATTCCGCTCTCGAGCTTGCCGGTATTCTACCGGCAGGCCGGGACTCTCTATGAAGTCTATCTCGGGGATTTTCCGGACATTCGCCTGGTCATGCTTCAGGGTCTGACCATCACACAAGAGATCACCTATGGGGGAGAGACCTGGAAGGTATTTCCTTTGAAACGAAAGGACAGCCGAGCGACAATCAGCACTGGGGCAAGTCCCTCGCATCTTTTGAACACGATGGACGTTGGGTTCGCCATCAAGAAGATCTAGGGTATGCCTGACTTCGCCTTTGTGCTGACTCCCGCCACGGGGGCCACTCCCACGACTTTGGCTGTTCCCCTCGGGACGGTTACCACATTCGCCACAATTGGGAGTGCCGTTCTTCCCACAGGAGTTTCCGCAGGAACGCCGTTTGATCCGGTTGACGCCGGGCTCGCCAAGTACACTCTCCTGCGCCATTTCGTTGGGGACTATTACTTCCGCATTTGGGTGACACCTCCGCACCTCGTGATCCTGAGTCCCCGCCTTGGTGTCCCTTACTACTTCGCTGTGTGGAATGCCTACCCCTGGAACAATACCTGGGCTACGCTCGGAGGAGCCGGGCAGACAGGCTTGACTTTGGATCTGGCCCAACCTCTCTTGTTTCGGGAAATTGAGGAGAAGACTTTTGCCATCACTATTGGTGGGACGGCCCCGGCCACGGTCTACGCTACCTTCATCTTCAACTTCACGGAAGGTTCTGGAACCCTACTCTTTGAAACCCAGCTTTCTCGGATCCTCAATCTTCTCGCCGAGGCAGGGGTCATGGAGACCTGGGCTTGGCTCACGGATCTGATTCAAGCCTACAATTCCACGGAGCAACGAATCGCTTTGCGGGATAGTCCCCGGAGGTCGGCGGAGCAGAACATCGTGCTGGAGGGTGATACAGACCGCCGAATTCTCTATGACCGGATGTACATGGCACTGACTTCTAATGTCATCGTGCCCTATCTCCCGTACATGTCCTTCCTCACTCAGGCTGCTGGAATCGGAGCCAATCGCCTGTATTTCGATCCGAAGTACACAGACCTACGAGTTGGGGAACTTGCCGCGCTTATCAATCCTCAGACTGAGGATGTGGAGATCGTGACGGTACAGACTTTGGAGGCTGATGGGGCAACACTCGCCGCAACTCTCGGAGTTGCTGCAAGTGTTGGTTGGGGCATTGTCCCCGCCTTCACCAGTCGGATTGCGAACCTGACCGGCCCCCAGATGCGGGCGATCACGGGGCAATTTCAAGCGAAGACAGAAGTGGTGGTACCGCGTTCCCTCTTTTCCCGGCCCGGCTCCTTGGCGACAATCACTACGTTCGATTCCTTCAACGTCTTAGACCGTCGTCCTCTGGCGAATAACACGGTGGACGAGGGGCTCGATTCCGGCTACGAGGTGATCGACAACTTGACCGGTATGTCTCGGCTTCTTGCGGATTGGCCCCATGCCTTCGTCTCAGGGAAACGGCAATTCCTCATCAACCGATATGACACTCCGGCCGAGATGGACTTCTGGCGGGACTTTCTCTACGCGGCGCGGGGGCAGCAGAACCCGTTCCTCATGCCGACCTTTCGGCACGATCTCACAAAGTTTGCAAATCCCAGCCAGGGTGGTGTAACGCTGATTGTCAATGAGGGGAACTATCCGGCCTACTACTTCCCCCACCAGACCTATAAGCGATTGGAGATCCTGACTGGAGCCGGGACCATTCGTCGGAAGGTTTCTTCGGCGGTCAAGAATGTCGATGGGACTTCCACCCTCACCCTAACAGCGGGATTTCCCAGCACACCGGAAGGTGTAGATATCCAACGCATTTCGTTCTTGAACCTGGTACGGTTGAATGCGGACCAGGTCACCCTAGATCATGGACACAGGTCCTCGACCATTGAGTTCGCTGTAAGGACAATCGACGCATGACCCTCTATGATACCATGGAGCAATCCGTCCACGATGGATCCCCCATTGAGGCATATCGTTTTGTGGGCTCTTTCAACACTTACCGGTACACCTCGGGGGATGAGGCCATCATGGTGAATGGGGAAGAGTACACACCCAAGGCGATTACACGCCGCGCCGTGAAGCTCGGCACGCAGGCCGATGATAGGCTCGAGATCGAAGTCGAGCTTCCCGTGGATGACCTGCTCGTTGCTGAATACGCCTTTGCGAACAGTCCGCAGAAACTCACTCTGGAGGTTTTTCGTGTCCATCGCGGGACAGACTTCAACCTGGAAGCTGCCTTACTCTGGAAGGGGGAGGTCACTTCATTCAGTGTGGCGGGGCGATTGGCCCGACTTCTAGTCCCCAGTATCTTTGGGCGTATTTTACAGGGTACGGTGCCAAGTGTGTTCTATCAGGCCATGTGCAACAACGTCCTCTACGACGCTAGGTGCCGGGCGGACACTCTCGCATTCTCCTCAACATCCACGGTGACGGGGATCGACGATGTCTCAATTACCGTGGTTGATGACGGTGCTCCAGATGGCGATCAGAAAGCCGGAGAGATCGTTTGTCCGCGTAACGGGGAACGGCGTATGATCATGAACAATCAGGGCAACTTGCTCACGATCTCGTTTCCTTTTCTTAATCTCCTGGTGGGGGACACTGTCATCATGTACCAGGGCTGTGATCATTTGTTTTCCACCTGTGCGGACAAGTTCAGCAATGCCGTTAATTTCGGCGGGCACCCCTTTATTCCCACGGACAACCCATTCACTGTCACGAGGCTCTTGTGATCTGGTTCGAATTCGCCCTCTTCATCGCCAGCTTCATTCTCACAGCAGTCCTGGCTCCTCGGCCGAAGTTCGAGAACGAACGTCCTGCCAGCCTGGACGATTTCACTTATCCGCGTGCGGATGAGGGTGACCCCGTCGCAATCCTTCTGGGCAAATGTCGGGCGCTTGCCCCCAATACGATTTGGTATGGCAATCTCGTGCCGGTACCCGTGACCCATAAGATGGATGCCGGATTCATGAAATCCGTCGACGTGATCGTCGCCTGGCGCTACTTCCTGGGGTTCGATCTCGCCTTGTGCCTTGGGCCGAATTCTAAGCTGCGGCGCATTTGGATCGATAAAGATGAGGTCTGGGCAGGAACGGCTACTGGTGGGGGTATTGCAGTCTCCGTTGACCGACCTGATCTCTTTGGAGGCAAGGAGCGGGGTGGTGGTTTCGTGGCTGGCTTCCCGGTGGAAATTAATCCGCACCAAGAGGGCGGGGATGGGTTGCTTGCTCAGGGGGCCACGTACTATACCGCTGGGCCATTGCGCTTTTACGGAGGCTCGTACACCCCGGTCGTGAATGCATACTTGAATAACCTTTTGGGAGGAGACATACCTGCTTACAACGGTCTTTGTCGTGTCGTCGGTGAGGGTGTCTACATCGGAGAATACCCACGCCTCGCTACCATGAGCTTCGAGGTGGAGCGATACCCCAGCGATCTGGGTCTTACGTCCGGCGTGCTTACCGTTGGGGAAGACATAAATCCCATGGAAGCCCTCTACCAGATCATGACCCAGGACTGGGGTGGCCTCGGTGTGAACCCCAACGATATTGACTTGGCAAGTCTTCGCGCTGTTGCTACCGTTCTGAAGAATGAAGGAAACGGTATTAGCCTACTGATCACGAAAGTAAACAGCGGGAAAAGTCTCATCGAGGAAATCCTTCGCCAGATCGATGGCGTGCTGTTCCAAGATCCACTGACTGGCCAAATCAAGATCAAATTGATTCGTGCAGACTACGACCCCCAGCTTATCCCTAGCTTCAATGCGTCGAACATTAAGGCCGTGCGCTCCTTCAACCGGTCCTCTTGGGCGGATACCATTAATCAAGTTCGCGTTGTATTCCCCTACCGAGGCCCCAACGCCCAGGGTAAGTATGATGACGCGGTGGCAATGGTGCAGGACATGGCGAACATCGCCTCGCAGGGACGGATTCGTTCCAGCAAAGTC